ATGGGGTTGATCTCCGCGATCAGCTTTCGGACCTGGGCAACCTTCTCAGTGCTGCCGAGGTTGAATCCCTGAAGGTTGATGATGTGTAGAGGCCAGTCGGGATATTCAATCTCAAGGTAATCTGAACGAACTACCTTGAGGATGGGCAGCATCCCCTTCGACTTGGCTACAAGTCGGAGTCGTTCTTGGAGTACGGGCGCAGGATCTTCTTCTTGGATAAGCAGTACAGGGCCGGTGCGTTCGACCCCGTAACGACCAAGAAATGGCTGTCCCGACACGACAGAGAGTGCAAGATCAAGCGCAATCCAAGTCTTGTAAGACTTCGAACGGCCAGATATGAATCCGACTGATCCATCCACCCAGGAATCATCAACTAACCACCTCAGGTGAGTGGGTTGTTGCATGAAGGCGCCCCACTCGTGCACCTCCATCGCTGCGGCTTCTTCGACCTGGGCAGTACCCCTCGTTTCTTTCTGACGGGCAACTGCATCTACCGCGGATGATACCTGCTTCAGGAGTTGCTGGTGCTCGTCCTGACGACCAGCGAACTTATTCCACGTCGATCGTTGGATGAGGTGGAGAACAATCTCAGGGCTAACGCCGAAGCGTACCAGGTCCCGCGTCAGTTTCTGCAACTCCAGGCTTCGGTCGGCACCCGCTGTGTTCTGGACCAGGCGCTTCTTGTAGCCGGCGGGTAATGATGCGAGTGCCATCTGCACTGTGGCATCTGGAATAGATTTCCAGCCCAGTTCCTCGGCAGTCGCGTGTCCATTATCTAGGTGTGGGTAGGCTCCTTTGATTTCCTCAGGAGCGTATGCTTGAGATTTGGCCCAAAGAAGTTTACCATTAGGAGCGGAGTCATACTTGAAGTTCTTGGTACCCGGTATACGCAGTACCTGGGTGAGATCCCATCCGCCCTTATCTCCGCCGTCCGCGTAAGCAATTCTCTTTGATAAGGTTGCAGCTTCATCGGGGTCTACTTCCTCGGTAAGAAACCACAGAGCCTGGTATCTTCCGGGTGAAGATTCCCAGGCTACTGATGGTTTGATGCGGCAGGTATCGGGATGGACTGGGTCCAGATCGGCCCACAGGAGGTTGGTCGGTAGTGCGTATTCTTTCCTTCTTTTGGGCTGTGAGAATACAACAGGACAAAAATAGGCGTCACTCTTGTTTGGCAGTTCATTTACTGGGATGATTTGTCCGTTGTAGGCAATTCCATCTGTTTCAAACCATTTCCCGTCATGTTTATAGGGTAGAAAGACGAAACCTGTCCTAGTTCCCCATACCGCTTGGAACAGGCGTTCTACCCTTGGATCAAGCATGGGATTCTAGGTATATCCACATCTCTTGGTTTCCTCAACCACCGTACTTATTCGGCTGTGGCAGTTTTACGAGCCAGATGACGATTGTACCAATCAGCCTTCTTTGCTTTTTCTACTGCTTCGTCGGTGATGACCCAGTTCCATCCCAGCTTCTTACCTTCGATGTCGTTCCGCCTGATGCGACGGATGACCTCCAGGTGTGGAATCTCCAACAGGTCCCCGACCTGCCGGGCAGTATAGATCTTTGCCAATTCATTCTCCTTTACGCGTGGTCATATTAGACGCGCGGCGTCCGTGTGATTATTATATTATCTCAGGCTTTCTTTGTCAATGGACGGGTTTTCACGAAAAATTGAGAAACTTGGTATTTGACAGGTGATCGGGGTTGTCTTATTATATAAGTACGGCTGAGGGGACGGTAAGGATCCCCCCCTCCCCGCCGACTTCTCGGCCGCTTCTCGTAGGGCAGATGGGGATCTATTCTCGGTTTTTTCTGGCCCCGGTGGAAGATCTAAGCCCCGCCAGAGGTTGAACTTTCTGCCCTACGAGAAGATGAAGACCGGAGCCTATTTCCATTGCCGTGGATGAAAGCCTGAAAACCGGTCTTCATCTTCATTTACAACTCGTTGGGAGGGATGATGACTAACGCCTGGAAAGTTATCTGGTTTGAAGATAACCGCAAACTGAAGAAGACCGGGTTTCCTGGAGATTCCCCCCGAGCCTCTGGCGCTATCGACTACGCTAAGTCGATCATCGCTAGGGGCATTTCTGCTTCTGACGTGCATGTGGTATCCCAGAGGAAGGCTTTCGCCCCCATCAAGGCCCAGCAAGAATCTGGAACCGCCTGGTGTCCTTACTGCTTGAAGTGGAGGGAATTTCGTCTCTTCGCCGTCAAGCATGATGGGATCGTTGGACCGGAAGATTTCCGCTGTCCTATCTGCACCATCTCCGTAAACGATTACTACGTGCGGCATTATAACTCTCTGCTTGTTGCACGATCTGAAACTAAAACTCCCAGGCTGCCCAAAGCCAAAGTAGTTCCAGCGAGGCGAAGGTAATGGAGAATAGATTCTGCATCTTCTGCGACCGACCAGTCGAGAAGATCCCTAAGCCAACAAAGGAATGGACAACTGGCGGCGCACCACAGGGCGAATACAAGCACAGTGGCCCTTCCTGTGGCCGGCAGTTCTTGTTCACCCATGAAACTTATACGGAGACGGATGCAACTCCGTGAAGCTCAAGTACCGCTACAAGACACAGCCGTTCTCGCACCAGAAGCGGGCTCTTCGTAAGATCGTAGAGCTTGATGGCAAATGCGGGCTTCTGATGGAAATGGGGACGGGGAAGACGAAGGTTGCAATTGACTGGGCGGGTATTGGATTCTACAACTTGGGAGTTCGTCGGGTTCTTGTCGTCGCTCCTCTCTCCGTGCTCGGTGTGTGGCCGCGACAGATCCGTCAACATTCGGGTGCGCCAAGTCGGATCTTCCGTCTCGAAGGTTCGACTGTCAATCGTGCGCGCCTGCTCGAAAGAATCATCGCGTCACCCAAGGACGACCTTCTCACTTATTGTATCATCAACTATGAAGGAATCTGGCGAGAACGTGATACTGGAGCATCTATCAAAGATCTCCTCATTAGGTGGGAACCGGACCTCGTTGTCTGGGATGAATGCCACAGGCTCAAGAGCCCGACCTCGAAGCAATCCAGAGCTGCCTACCAAATCTCTCAGCATGTCCGATACCGACTTGGGCTAACTGGTACTCATATCACCAAGTCTCCGCTGGATGTTTTCGGCCAGTTCCGCGCTATCAACGACAAGGCATTCGGAACCAATTGGTACCAATTCAAGAATACCTATGGGGTGTGGGGTGGATTTGGTAGATTCCAGCTGCGAGGCTATCGTGGCCTGGGAACTCTGATCCGCAAGGTACGCGAGAACTCCTTCCGGGTGAAGAAAGAGGACTGCCTCGACCTCCCTCCGAAACTGTTTGAAACCGTCCCGATAACACTTTCCCCCCGAGCCATTGCCCTCTACAGGGAAATGGCGAAGGAGATGATTATCGAGATCGAGGACACCCACGCAACTGCTGCGATTATTCTAGTAAAGCTTCTCCGTCTTTCCCAGATAACCAGTGGGTTCGTGAAGGATATTGACGGGAACATTCGCATTTTTGACAGCGCGAAGCTAGATACCTGTATAGATCTGGTAGATGACCTGTTAGAAGAAGATCATAAGATCGTCATCTTTGTTCGCTTCACACAGGACATTCTCCGTATCAAAGAGAAGCTGGTAGCTAGGAAAGTTCGTCATGCAATACTGTCTGGAAGTGTCCCGGTTGGCAAACGAGACAGTTTAGTCCAGGAGTTCCACCGTGATCCGGGTCTCAAAGTATTCATCGCACAGATCCAAGCTGGCTCGCTTGGAATTGATCTTACACCGGCAGACGTGGCTATCTTTTACAGTTTGGATTACAACGCAGCAAACTACTGGCAAGCACAAGATAGATTACATCGTATCGGACAAGATCGGAAAGTTACATATTACCATCTCGTGGTCCCCAGATCTATAGACCAGATTGTTCTGAACACTCTGAAGGAGAAGGGGAACTTGGCGGAAACGATCATCCACAAGCCCCGGAGACTCCTAGATCTTTGACCATTGACAGAGAAATCATAGTCGGCATATAATATAGACACCACAGGGAGGACCGATTGGACCGATTGAACCGACAGCCCTACCGGATTATCGTCGAAGGCATGGACGGGAGTGGGAAGTCTACCCTGATCCAGCAACTTGAAAAGGACTTCCCCGCCCTCGAAGTAGTCCATCGCCCTGTGGGTAGAACTTTCGACGATTGGTGGCCCGCTGAAATGGATCGCAGCCACTTGAGGCCAATCCCACTACACGATCGTTTCTTCTATTCAGAACTGGTATATGGGCCGGTTCTTCGAGGTAAGATCAGCGCGAATATGGAACTGGTCAATAACGTTGCTTGGTTCCTAAGATCCACTGCTCTGCTGATCTATACGAGGCCCCACAGCAGTACCATTAGTGATAGGATCATGGTCAAATTCCAGATGGATGGAGTGCTGGACCACTTCACCGAGCTATTGGAAGCCTATGATACAACCATGATGGGCGAGCGGACTTGGTATGGCGATCGCTTCTGTCATTACGACTGGAATACCTATGAGGCATACTCACTACTGCTAAAACAAGTACGGGGTTACCTATCTGGTGTCTGATGTCATTATTAGAACGATTGTGTCAGTACTACTTCTGGCGGCTAGTATCCCCGGGATCGGTCCAGTGGACAGATCAAAACCGGGTAACCAAGGAGGATCAAGAGCTAGCATTGAGAACCGCCCAAAGGCTGTACAGATACGTCTACCTGGGAGTTGGAAGCTAGATCGTGACATCTCTTGGTACGGCCCAGGCTTCTACGGACGACGAACGGCATGTGGCCTTTCTCTCTCAACTAAACTGGTCGGAGTTGCTCATCGGACCTTGCCATGTGGCACTCTCATTGAGTTCAGATGGAAAGGTCACACAGTTATCGCTCCGGTCGTTGACCGTGGACCTTACGTTCAAGGACGCATCTTTGATCTCACCGGGGGCGCTTGCACAGCTCTTCGACATTGCTTCACTGGACCGATCGAATGGAGGTTAGTACATGGAAAGTGATGAGCCCGAGTGGAGATGGCTCTACTCTACGTATGATCTACAAAGCGGCACATATGGGTATGATTTAGACTGGTTCGCAGAGGGGCTCCGCCTAGAAGCACCAGCGGTGGTCAAAGAGCTGGCTGCCTATATCGACTGGAATATGACAGCGGCTGTTCAAGAGCTGGCTGAGGCCAGGATTGAGTTCAGTTGGAAGCCCTGGGCCATTGACGATCCATTCGTGAATCGAGATAGGATCGTCAATGAAATCGTAGATGTCAACCACTTCCTTGGCAATATCCTTACCGCGATGGGGGTGGACGACGCAGAGTACGAGGCGGTTTACCAATCTAAACAACGAAAGAACCGAGAGCGGGCTGCCTCTGGAACATATTCGGCCAAGAAGGGTACACTTGGAGAGGGAAGCGACATCTAATGGCTAACAGAATCCTGGTTCCAATGCCAGAATCTGATATGTACAAGAAGTCCGTGAAACGCGACGATCTTGTACAGAAATTCGGAGAAGCAACCGTTTCACGGGCGGAGGTTTCAGTTATCTTGAACCTCCTCTATATGACAGGCATGATCAAGCCGTATGAATTCGTTGATCTTATGGTCATGCAATGCCGCCGGATTGAAGACGAGCGACGGGCAGCCGTTCGCCTAGAAGAGGACCGCGGGTGATCATCAAGACATTTAGTGATATACGGGCCATGTGGGAAGGGGCTTACTTCGGGATGCTAGAAGATAAGCCCGGATACATCGACTACTACCAACGGAACATCATTCACTCCCACAACAACCATATGGTCGCCCGTTCAGCGGTTTTCGACTATGATCTAGGTAAGATCGGGCTGACACAAACCAAGTGGTCCAAGTTCACCGGCCAGTACGTGGATACGGAATCGCTCCACGCCTGGGTGAACAACGCCATGAATGTGAAGACATACGATGCCCTCTGGACCTTCAAGATCGTTCCTCCTAACTTTAGCGGCCAGAAAGCAGTCCACCAGTGGGGGAACTGCCTACTCGGTTTTAGTTTTCGACGACAGCCGAAGCCACCAATGCTCACTCTATACACGAGAGCCCAATCCCTCGGCTTCTCTGGAGTCGCAGATTACGCCCTTGCTTCATTCGTGGCTGGAAAAATTGGAGAAAGAACCGGTATGGATCCGGCCGACATCCGGTTCCAAGTCTACTGCCCCAACTTCATAATCAAGATGGTAGAATCAGTTGCTACCCTTCATGCCTATGGGCGTCTCGAAGAATTCACTTCGGGCGAGGGGCGGATGGCGGATTCAGTCCGCTACTACATCGAGTACATGAATCGGCCTGAAGAAGAGATCAAGTGGCGGTCTGCCCGACGGTGGAAGACCAAGTATGAACGGTCACAGGAAGCGGACTATCGACCACTGCATGTAGAAGATCTGACTCTGAAGGGCTGGTCAGCTCATGCCAGGTACAATCGCAAGCTGACCTCACAAGAGGCTTCCAAACTGGTCCTCACCGGTGAAGGTAGTCGATACAACTCCGACCCGCTGGAAGTTCCTGAGGACACAATCATCACATGAAATCCATGACCGGGGACTTTGCCCAAGTTCATGATTGGCTGACTATGCAGCTTAGCCAGGCCCCTGTGGTTCATGTGGGGGAATGGCAAGCGATCCGGTCAGGACTTCCACAGGAAGATACCATCGAGGTGGAGGATCTCTCATTCGAGATTCCCATCTCGAACGATGAGTATGATTTTCAAGTAGCCATCAAACCAAACCTTCCCTGGGCGGAAGACCACTTCTTGGAGCGAGTGAGTGGGATCCCATATAATCCACCGCCGTCGCATGAATGGTGGCCGTTCGCCCAACACTCTAACGATCAGCATCGTAAAGACGAGCAATTCTCTCACACCTATCCTGAGCGTATTTGGGCCGCGTCAGAAGCGAGAATGGGTATTAGGTTCCCTTATGGCGATGTGGCCGACCTCGTCGCCTTGCTTAAAGTTAGAACGGGAAGCCGCCAGGCTTATCTACCTCTCTGGTTCCCTGAAGATCTGCGGGCTGCCCGAGATAACGAACGTGTCCCATGTACACTCGGTTACCATTTCCTGATTAGAAATGGGAAATTGAAGATAGTTTACTACATTCGATCATGTGACTTTTATCGTCACTTCCGTGATGATGTCTACATGGCGGGGAGGTTAGCACAATGGGTGGCGGATCAAATCCCGGAGGTAGCGCCTACTCGCCTGGTGATGCATATGTCATCCCTACATATCTTCGCGGTAGAGAAGGGGAAGATCGATCAGGAGGCCAAGCAGATCGTGACCAACAACATGTTCAAAATCCGATGAATGATCGGATCAGCCGCGATGAGATGATGCTGCGAATTGCAGCAGTAGTCAGTTTGCGAGGTACATGTGAACGCGCAAGCGTGGGAGCAGTTATCGCTCTGGAGGGGAGAATTATCTCAACTGGTTATGTGGGAGCGCCAAGAGGCGCAGCCCACTGTACATCTGTCGGCTGTGACCTCGGAACACATAACGGTTGTACTAGAACTGTACACGCGGAGTCAAATGCGATTGCCTTCGCGGCTGCTAACGGAATTGCCACCAGAGGCGCTGAGTTATTCTGTACTCACTCTCCTTGTCGAGAATGCGCAAAGCTTATTGCTAATGCCGGCATTACGCGAGTCGCTTATGAACAAGAGTACCGAGATACAACAGGCATTGAACTCCTTCGTTCCGTCGGGATCCCGGTAGACCAATGCTGAACCCACAGGCCCGTGAGAAGGTCTGGATCCCGGTTCGCAACCAGGACTGCACCCTCTGTCCCCTCCACAAGGAAGCTAAGACAGTTTGCCTGCTCGGCGATGGGCCAGTTCCTAGCAAAGTGATGATCATTGGGGAGGCACCTGGTGCGCGTGAAGATGACGTGGAAAGGCCATTCTCGGGGGTGGCTGGCCAGTATCTGGATCGAGTCCTTTCGGAGACGGGCTTACCGCGCGACTCAGTCTACATCACGAATGCAGTTCGTTGTAGACCACCAGATAATCGTACTCCGACCAAATCCGAGCTCAAGGCTTGCAGCACTTACCTCAATCGTGAGCTGGAGATCGTACAACCTACACATATCCTTCTTCTTGGAAATGCCGCGCTCCAAGCTGTCACAGGTAAAACGGGGATTATGACCAAGCATGGGACCACGACGATGGTGGGTGGACGAACGGCCTTTGCGACCGTCCATCCAGCTGCCGTCCTGCGAAATCCCGCGCACGCAGGCATCTTCAGGGCCGACCTACTGTCCTTTGCCCGCCTTGTGCATGGGACAGATTCCCGCCTTGAAACTAAAACTGCTCTCATCAGGTCTGCGAAGGGGCTTGCCAGATTATGCGAGATGCTCGCGTCTGTGGAAACCCCCATTTCATTCGATGTAGAGACTGGATCTAAAGGAGATAGGGATGAGGGTGGACTTCAGCCTTGGGCTCCTGACGGGGTTATTCACACGGTTGCATTCTCGTGGGAAGAAGGTCGATCCTTCGTCGTCGCCCCCGAGCATCCCGCAGTTGAATGGGACATTCCCGTCGAGAGAGTGTATCAAGCACTCGCTGTGGCTCTTGATGGAAAGCGACTCGGGGGGCACAATGCTAAGTTTGATGCCAAGTGGTTGCGGGCGAAAGGGGTGCCTGTATATATCCACTTCGACACTATGCTTATGGCCCATCTCCTCGACGAGAACCGACCTCTGCGACTCAAGTCGCTCGCTCGAACTTACTTGGGAGCCGATGAATACGAGGCGGGAGTAAACTTCTCGGGCTCCGCCACCGGGCTCAACAAGCTCGCCATTTACAACGGTAAGGATGCTGATTACACACTTCGGCTATATCACTTGTTCGGGGCTGAGCTGAAGAAGCAACCGGGGCTGGCGAGACTCTACACGAAGCTGACGATGCCAGCTCTGCGGGCCTTCATCGAAATCGAGGAACGTGGGTTCCCGTTGGACATGGAACGCCTTCGCACCAGGCATAAGGAAATCAAAGAAAAAATTCTCGAATGTCAAACTACCTTCTTAAGCTTCGTTCCTGAGGAAAAAAGAGCATCATTCAACACCCGGTCGACGCCACAACTTGGATGGTTCTTCTACGACTACCTGGGCCTGGAGATTCCGCTCTTCACACCTAAGGGTAAACCGTCCACAGCCGAGGCCGCCCTGCTCCAGCTGAGAAAAAAGCACCCGGCAATGGACCTTCTTATGGAGCTCCGCAAGTGGGAGAAATATGAATCTACGTATACTAGAAACTGGCTCATTAGAGCTGGAACTGCTCGCAAGCCACGACTTTACACCAGTTACAATATTTCAGGAACCGTTACTGGGCGTCTGTCTTCTGACATGCAACAGGTGCCTCGAAACGTATACATTCGATCTATCATCGGTACGCGACCAGGCTGGCGATTCATTGAAGCTGACTTTTCTCAAGTCGAGCTCCGAATTGCTGCTATGTTTTCCAGGGACCCCGCGCTCACGAAAACGTTCAAGGAAGGCGGTGATCCGCACACTGAAACGGCAGCACGGGTTCTCGGCAAACCGGCACATCTCATCACCAAAGAAGAAAGGAAGATGGCGAAAGCGGTCAACTTTGGCTTTCTGTATGGAATGTGGTGGAAGAAATTCAAGATCTACGCCGATCAGAATTATGGAATTTCCGTTACAGATGATGAAGCTAAAGCCTACCGAACAGCTTTTTTCGCTCAGTACACGGGGCTCGGACCTTGGCACGACCGTCAACGACGACTAGTTCGTAACCTCGGGTACGTCAAAAGCCCCACAGGGCGAGTGAGGCACCTGCCAACAATCCTTTCCACAGACGAAGGAGTTCAAGCTGAAGCCGAACGAGAAGCCATCAATTCGCCGGTACAAGGCTTCGCCAGCGATCTTACCGTTCTTGCAATGGTACGAATCCATGAACAGCTTGACCCCGGAAAAGCCCGCATCATCGGCAACGTGCATGACTCCATCATGCTCGAAGCACGGGAAGCCTACGCCGAGGAAGTTGCAAAGCTCGTGAAAGATACCATGGAGAACTTGCCCATTCAGCAACTCTTCGGGTATGAGATGACCATTCCAATCACAGCGGATGTTACTATCTCACAGCACTGGGGAGAAGTCGATTGAATATTGATGGACGGGAACGGTTCGTAGAACTAACGGATGACATCAAATCTCTATTCTTGAAAAAGAATGCGGGCTATGCTGGATCAAACAATCCCGACCCCTGGGCTAACTTCCGTCATTCTCAAGGGTTTGGAATTACACCATCAAGTGGAGTTCTGGTCCGAATTTCTGATAAGTTCGCGCGCCTACAGTCCCTCACTCGTGATCCATCCAACGATCAAGTTGGTGAGTCACGTAGGGATTCTGCCTTCGACATGGCAGTATACGCTCTCATCTATATCTGCATCCTAGAAGAGGAAGAGGATAAAATGAAGAACTTGCCCCTTGACAAGAGTTCTAAGATATAATATAATAGTAATATGACCGTCACACACGAGGGATTGGAAAGGGTCTCCTTCAACCAGTCCCGCATCAAATCCTTCAATCGTTGTCCGAAAGAGTATGAGTACAAGTTCATCCAGCATCTAGTTCCCAAGCGGAAGGTGCGGCCCCTATTCCTGGGCTCATGGGTGCACGCCTGCCTTGAAACTCATTACCGCGATGGTGACTGGACGATCGGCCACAAGCAATACGTGGCGGAATGGAATGCTCTGTTTGAGGAAGAGCGAGAAGCTCTGAGCAATGGGCGGGGGAAGTCGGGAATCCCCTTGCCGCAACTCGTTGAACGTATCATGAAGTCGTATCTTTGGTACTACCGGGATGACACGTTCAAGCCGTACATGGTCGAGCAAATCCTGGAGGTTGAAACTCCGCTCAAGGTTGATGGGAAGTACTTCGTTTTCAAGGGTCGATTGGACCTTATCATGGAGGACGAGGACGGCCTCCTGTGGCTTTGGGATCATAAGACAGCGAGCACCATTCCGCAGCCGACCTCATTCCATGGGATGGATCCACAGCTGATGCTGTATCCTTGGGCTGCCAAGATTCAGTATGGAATTGATATCGCTGGGGTCTATTACAACTACGTTAGAAGCAAGGCCCCGTCCATCCCCCAGATCAATAAGGATGGATCGCTCAGCCGTCGTAGGATCAGTACGGACTACCCGACCCTCTTCAGATTCTTGAAGACGAACGGATACAATCCCAACGATTACGCCGACATTCTACGGCCCATGCAAACCAAGTCGGAATTCCTCCGACGTTATAAGCTACCGCGAGAGCCCTTCGTCACCAACGAGATTGTACTCGATGTACTCTCTGTGGTCAAGCGGATTGATTCTACGAAACGGTTCACCAGGAGCATCTCTCGAGATTGCATCCGGTGCTCCTATCATGAACTCTGTCGAGCTGAACTCAACGGCTTCAATACTGAGTTCATGAGGACTGCTCAGTACGATATCGAAAAGGAAGATTATGTCAGTAACCCTCACACCGACGACAGCGAAGCCGACGAGGACGACGAGGGATAAGAACGCTGCCGACGCGGAAGCAAAGATCCAAAGCGTCAGTGAGGTTGAACCATTCCTCAAGATGTGCCTTTACGGGCGCAACAAGGTTGGGAAGACCGTCTTCGCTTGTTCTTCCGATCTGAAGACCTTGATCATTGACTGCAATGAGAAAGGATTCGCCAGTGTTCGGAAACAGACTAACGTAGATGTTTACGAGGTCTCCAAATGGGAAGACCTGGATCCCATCTACTGGTATCTGAGGGGAGGAAAGCACGAGTACAAGGTAATCGTCATCGACACCATTACAATGCTCGCATCTGTGGGCATGAAATGGGTTCTCAAGGATGACGCAGAACGGGATATGACGAAGGATCCTTTGACTCCAGATCGGCGGAGCTATCTCAAGCTAGGCGAGATGCTCAAGGATGCCATCATCAAGTTCCGCAATCTGCCTTACCACATTATCTTCACTGCCCAGGAGAAGACCTCCACAGACGACGATGAAGAAGGCAACACCCTAGTCGAGACTCATCCGGAGCTCTCACCGTCACCCAGGTCCGTACTGCTTTCTTCTACGAACGTCATCGGCAGAATCTACGTTAGGGAAACAGAGAAGGAGGTCAAAGGAGTAACCCGGAAGATTATGGAGCGGCGGATGCTCCTAGGTTCTTTCCCGAAATACGTATCGGGAAATCGCTTCGAGGAGCTGAAGCAAATCGAGGTCATTCCACAAGCCAACGCACTCCAGGGATTCCTGGATCGCATTTACGGAGGAACGAGTAATGCCGACACCGACTAAGCTGACCGTTGACTTCTCACAGGTTGAAGACCGTCGTGAGGGTGGCAGGTCAGCCCACGTTCCTGAGGGAGATTACCTCCTCAAGATCGCGGGGGTCGAGCTCAAGGCCAAAAAGGATGATGAGAGTTCTAAGTATCTCAGCTGGCGATTCACCATCGCTGCCCCTGAGAAGTACAAGAACGCAGGCAGCATCTACACCGTCACCAGCCTCAAGCCCGAGAATCTCTGGAGCCTTCGTAATCTCCTCGATGATTTGGGTATCACAGTCCCGAAGAAGGCAGTTGCCCTTCCGCTAGCTGAGATCGCCAAGTCGGGCCGCATCTGCGGGGCTACCCTTGAAGACGATGAGTACGGGGGCAAGGTGAAGTCCAAGGTTGCTGCTACTTTCAAGAAGGAGCAGTATGAAGCCACAGCAGAGGTTGAGACCGAGGAGACAACTTCTGACGATGACGACGAGGAGACCACCGAAGAACTGGACCTCGACGACATTTAGATGAACACACAGAAGCCCCCCCTCGAATCTAAGGTAGTTGCCAAGATTATGGCATATCTTAGACAGAGGGGGGGCTTCTGGTTCAAGTCGCATGGTTCGCCCATGCAGCTAGCAGGGATTCCAGATATCATTGGCTGCTATCGAGGCCGCTTCATTTCATTCGAAGTAAAGCGTGGACCTGGATATCAACCAACTAAACTGCAGTTGTTTATGATGGGGCGAATTAGGACCGCGGGCGGCATCGCGGCCCTAATTCATACGGTCGAGCAGGCAGCGGCCGAACTCGATCGAATTGACGGGATCACGGAGGCCTAGATCCCGCCAATCTGTCGCCGCCTTAGAAACTAGGTAATGACCTCGCCTGGAACGGGGGTATTCAAGCCAGATTGGAAGTTTCGGACAGCGGCGGTCCCCGCGTTACCGGTGAAGAGGAATGTAGCACCGGTACCGATGAAGCCACCGATCAAAGCCATCATCCCATCCTTGCCCTCGATCGGTTGAAGCCACACATAGGTGAGAAGAAGAAGACCCCCGATAACAAGAACTACTGCGGTCCCATAGGACGCGTAAAGCTTGACGGTATCGGATTGCATTTCTTCTCCTACCAGCCGCCGGCAGCTTTGATATTCGCCAAGCGAACCTCAGCGGCTGTGGCACGATTGATGGCATCCTTAGTGGATTGTTGGCTATTCAAGAGATCTGCTTGAACCTTGGCCAGCTGATCCTTCATAGCTTTCATTTGCGTTTCGGTGTACACCGGGGGTTCCACAGGGGGTGGCGGAGCGTAGTCATTGACTCTGACAGTGATGGAGTAATCGCTAGTACCGATCCACTTCATCACGGTAGTCCAGGCTACGATATCACCATTGTACTTCATCGGTGCTTCTGGATCCAGCCACCGAACGGAGGTCCCATTACCTGTGGGTTGGATAGTAACGGCGTGTCCACCTATGTAGGTCGGATCCCAGCGACGGAGGGAATGACCAGCGGGCAGGTTCCCATTCTTGCCTTGGATGATGAAGAGAAGATCGTTGCGAGAATGGTGTTGGGCGAGTAATGCGATTGAGCTTTTGTGCCAATCAATACCATATCGTTTCTTGACAGCTACAATCAGGTCGTCAAGAGATGCGCCTGTTTCATTCGGTTGGGCATCAGACCGTTCTAGGGCTTCTCGTTCCGCAACTGTGTAGATACCCAGTGGGAACTTAGTGAAACCCCCACCTACCAATGCTGAAAGACCAGCACTGTAGGTGCAATCTTTCAGCCCTGTTGCGTTAGGTTCTGGGCTTTCTGACCAGACAAGAGCTACTACCATGATTTGCCTCCTGGACTCTACCTACCTAGTAGCTTATTGAGGGTTTCACCAGAGAACCCTAGGATGGCTAGCATTGAAACGATGAGTAATAGGATCGTCCGCCAATTCTTAGCTAGATACTGGAACAGGGTTAGTACCGGCCTTACTCGGGCCTGTGTTTGCAGGTCCTCATCCGCTTCTTGTTTCAGGTGAAGGTTGAGGGCCTGTTCAACTAATTCAATAGACTGTTCAATGGCAAGGAATTTATCAGCTATATCTCTCAAAACACGTTCTGAATCTCGGTCATGTAATCCCCACCGATCTTTTGCCCCCTGGGTGTTCTCCTCCATCTTAGCAACAAGCCGGTTTTCCATTGCTAAGAGCATTCGTTCAAATACAGTTACTAAACCAATTACATCTGAGGATGTCAGCCCAGCGGTATCTTCAGAGTCTGGCATTAGTAATCCCTATTGTAATAACCTGTCGCTCATAGGCGAGGCTCGCTTCGGTGGCTTTGGGCTTGCTCATGGGCGGAGCCTCTTAGGTGAAGTAGCTGCTATTATGATCGATCATTTACGTCGCGGCTGCTATTGCCACCCACAGAATAACGTAGACATCTGCCCCTACTGGTCCCCACCCCACGGTATCAAGTTGTACTCCCAAGCGACCTAGATTACTGGTGGGGTATGAAATCCCATTGCCAAAAGGATCTCCATTGAAATAGGACCCAACCGCAGATTCAAGTGTATCTACATTAGTGAGTGAAGCAGACATTCCAGCTTGTGGGACGCCATTGATGGTGAGCGTTGCATCTGCATATCCAGCGGTTCTTGCTGATGTGCTCCGGACGGACAGAGCGATTACTTTGCCAGCGAATGCCATTGGTACCCGACCAGCATTACTAATACTGGTGTCAGAAAACTTCAAATCAACCGAAGCAGTAGCTGCAATGTTGAGGGCAATAAATGGAAGAGCCACTACCATATTGGGGGGGATTGCACTGGAAGCCATCGCTGCCGGCACCCGTTCAATTCTAACTACCGCAACTTCTAAGTCGGGAGTACCTGAGTAATTCAACCCGCAATAAAACATCAGCTCTACACGGCCAAACCGCGCATCAGTCGGTGCAGCGAATGCACTGGAGGAACCAGCTAGTTTGGTTATTCCAACATCGGCTAGTTCGAAGTTACGTGACACTCCCCCACTGATGGGATTGATACCCGAGGGGGTTCCATCTACCTTGTACCACCTAACATTCGTATCTAGCATAAGGTAAACGGAACCAGAGATAGATTTTGCTGTTGCTAGAAACGAGGTGGCATACTCAAATCCACCTTGAACTGAAATTGGGTCGGATAGCAGGTAAGCTCGTTCAAAGGCAGCGCTGGGTTCAAAGTGAACTGTTTGCCCACCAGGCATGGTGGTATCCGCAGCTAACTCTACAACTGGAACTCCAAACCGACTTAGCTCCCAATAGGGAATGCTAGCCCCATCTTCCAGTATCCCAGGTATACCAAGATGGAAGTTACTGTTGTAGAGACCGTTGGCGATGAAATCATCCCAAGCCCCAACAAACTTATCAACCGTTAGTACTGGCTCACCACTTGAATCATTGATTTCAAATGATTGGGAAACCATCTCAGTGGTTAGACTGCCCTCGGCTAGCTTCGAACCTAGCGAAGTAACCTCTAGGCGCCCATTGGTTTCTAGAATGTAGACTGGGGTGCCCTCAGGGATAACTTGCTCAGTGGCAAAACTACCAGCAGCGATAGAAGCTTGTACCGCAGAAGAAGAGCCGCGACTCATCCTTACTTGGATCGTACTACCAATCCCATCGTAGTCTTCCGCGAGATAGCCTTGCTTCAGTCCCGACTTGGTAGCTTTCTTTGCAATCTCGGCAATGCTGCGACGAACGGTTGTCATGTCAGCGGACTCAGTTCTAGGGTCATCGTCTGTCGCGGTTGATCAGTCTGATCAACCTCCACTTTCAATCCTTCAACCCGCAATGTGTATGAAGAACCATTGTTGTCAACAATGACCACTCCATCCATGCGCCAGAGATCAAACTGCAGCGGCATCTTACATTCATACGCGGAGCCGACTACACCCTTTCTGATCTCTTCAACTGACCGGAGTCGTACTTGATCATCAGTCGCCAGCTCAGGAACATCAAAGTAAGCTACAATCTGGCGCCCACGAAAACGAGTATCTGGCCCATCAATCTCAATCCAGCTATCTTCCCGGCCATCCACCGATGCTAGATTGATTCGTTGACCAACCTCTTCGGTTTGTGAGAATTCCAGCACTTCATTGTTGTAGGTGTCAACAATGGTAAGTTCTTTGAATTGACCAACTTCTACTCGGTTGTTACGCCATGCGAGACTCAGCTTGTATTGCTCACACAATGACTGGAGAGCTTTCGCCGGCGTATTCAGATCGGTCTGTGGCCCCCACACAACAGCGAGTTGCTGATCTTCCCCGCCGGCTACAGAAGGCAAGTGGAAGTCTCCCATCGCCAGCAATGTCCGAATCAGGTCATTGGTAGTGATGGCCGGTTGCCAGTCAGTGAAACCAAAATTGTAGAAGTTGTAGTCGGCTCCAGTACCACGGACTCCAGCATAACCGGGCTTGCCTCCCGTGCCACTCTCAGTGTTGAGAGTAACTTCGAGGTCTCCATTGATGTAGACTCGGTGTCTGGACCAACGGTATTCTACTCCGATGGTAAACGTCCCAGAAATAGTCTTAGAATGGGAAAGGAGGGTCGTGGATTTTCCACCCTGGACGCGAACGATGTAGATGCCAGTGCCGTTGCTGTAAGCCCAGTAGTAGTTGTTGTTATCTACATACCGGTAGATAACGCCAAACTTGTGAGTCGAGGTGGGCCTGGTTCTAATTCTGGCCCAGACTTCCCCATTGTGGCCCTTCCACCCAGTGTACAGGAAAAAGTTCTTGCTGGTGGGCTTTCGGACTCGGACGTACTTCCAGCTATGCTCAGTTACTGCAGCGTAGGTCCCACCCTTCGGGTAGTAGTTGAACAGCTGGTTCTTTCCACCAGCCATCCAATCTCGCCAGTTCACCTGCCCAATATTATTGTAGTTGTCACGGAGGGGATTGTCCAACCGTCGCCACAGGTCGTAGAGTGTAACTTCCAAGCGACTAACACGTTGGTGAACACTCGCCTTTACCTTATCAATCCACCAACGACCGAATTCTGAATACCTGTATACCCCGTCCGCGCACAGGAGGCCAGCTTCGAGCTTAACTTCACAATCGGTAAGATCAAGAAGCCAGTCATTCACACCAGCCGGATTCGCGACTGGGAATGATGCGGTGCCGGGCTGGTTTTGCTTTGGGTCTTCCAACTCCATCCGTCCGACATAGTTGGAGATATCATGGGTGATAGTGGCAGTGGGACGGGAATAGACTGCGCCATTGTTTGCTAGATAAGCGTACCCGCCGGATTCAACAATTCCAATGCCGGTTGGGTTCATGATATCGTAGCCAATCGCTACTGGTTCAGACCAGTACCGAAGATCGATGGACCGCTGCCAGAACAGAGTCTTCACTGCATTACTAGCAAGGGTTTTGTCGGCATCATATCTAACTTCACTGTAGAATAGGTAGTAGTACCCATCCGCAAGTTTAGTTAGATATGGATTGATGATGGAGTTAGAACCAGCTTGCCCCGCAAATCCACGGATTAGAAGGGGAGGATCAATGGGTTCAATATCATTGTAGGCAGGAGCGAACGAGATAGTAAGCGATTCCGCCAGATTGGTTACCCGTGGATTGATATGAAATGCAGCGACCTGTACTCTAGCGATCCGTCCATCAGATAGCTTGAGGGCAGAGATCTCGCTGCGGTACCAACGATAGTTTACTGCATCTAGAACTGGCGGAGTGGTTGTGATATCGTAGGTGTAGTAGTGGTAGAATGCTCGTCTACCATCGATGGAATCGTCTACAACCCTAGTAGCGAACATGGCATCGGTTTGACCGATCACCGGGTTGATCTCTATAATTCCGACTTGGGTGTTCTGCTGGGCGTTGTTCTTGTACATCCCATCAGACTTGGCCGAGTAGACATGGAAGCTGCTAGATGTGGCGGGTACTACCGCAACTGCGTAGTGAACACCCGAGTATAGAACACCCCAGGTAGTCCACTGACTTGCTACAGTTGGATCTGTGATGGTCTGGTAATAGATTTGACGATCAGAGAAGCTACCATCACCAATCCTGACTCGGATGATATTCCCATTCACGAGGATGCACATAGACATCCCGAACCGATAGCCGCGGAAACTCTGGTCGGTAGAGTTCGCCTTATCCGCAGCAGACATTGGGTTCGCTGGAATATCAATTACAGTTCCACCTACGTATGTCCAGCGGTTGATCTGGTTATCAATCACTGAAATCCGTAGTGCGGTCTGCCGGGCTATCGCAGCCTGGGCGGCCTGGAAACTTGCATTGATTCGACCCATCGCGGCAGCGCCGTAGAGGGCACCTCCGTAGGCAACCATTTACGGGTTCTCTCGGAATACGAACGTGATCGTCAAGTCCTGCCCAGGATTGTTAGATCCCACAGGACCGAAGTCCGCCATGATAGCAGCTCCCGAGGGATAGGTCATCAGGTTAGGACTGGGCTGGTAGAAAGCTGTAGCACCGGGGGCTAGCGCCGGCTTGAGCCCAGTAGAAGCAGCCATCAGAGAAGTGGGGCCGAACCGAATATCAATCGCGGTTGTAGCCCCACTAGGCGCGAGGCGGGTAATCCCGGAATAGCTTTCCAGAATGAGCGACCGGCCAAATGCAAAGGGCATTCCTTTGTTGGGACCGCTGGCGATGCTGCCGGGAATCGCCATGTGCATGAAGATGGCCGTGCTGGGCATGAGCATCGGTCCTTGACCTGATGCGCCGTTGTGGATATGTCCGCCTGTGGGATTGCCCAGCCGATAGTCCAGGGATGTGGCTACCGCGGTGCTACGAATCCCAATCTTAGTTTCTAGGGCTTTGATAGCTTCCTTGATGTTGTTGTGATGGGCAGCAACTACTGTACTGACTCCATCGGTGACATCATAGAGTGAAGTATCGTCGTCCAGCGCTGTGGGATAGTTAGATTGGCCGCTCATGATGCCTCCTCAAACTGGACAACAACCGCCCACTCTGGAACATCTGTTGCATTAGTTGGGAAGACAACAAATGACGGTTCGATAGAACTATCACCCCAGTGAACGGAGTATACCCCCTCCGGGGCTTTCAATCCAAGGACGCCGGGGTAATTCCACATCTCCTGAAGATGGGCGTATTGTGCGCCAGCGGTCGCCCCTAGAACTGGCAGGAACTTCTGTTCGCATGCAACGGAGAAAGGCTGCCACTGCTTGAACCCTGGGCCGTTGTCGTAGACGTACTTGAACTTCCCGTTCTGGTTGACTACGATATCTACTTCGATCGCGCGAGGTTGGGTGGGGGGTTTGTACTCACGCGTGAAGAACCCATACGTTGCCGCTGGGGTTGCCCCGTAAACTGGATGGGAGAGGACAATCAAGTTTGGGTTCATGAAAGCGCCGCCTCAAGTCCAGATTGGACTGCCTTCCGCAACTGGTAAGAGTCCCGGTAGGGGTTGTTTGACTTTTCGATATAGATGGGACCAACCTGGCCCACAGAAGGCTTGGAGTTCTGGAGTAGCTTGGCAACATTATGAGAAAGGATAACTCCAATCTCGGTGCCTTGCTCGCCAGCACGGATGTTAGATCCAAAGGGTTGATTGGCATTGTTCATCATGAACGCGCCGCCTTTGGCGAATGGAACTCCACCAGTTCGTCGTTGCAAGGCAGCAGCTTTGTTGAGAGCTGCCCCAGCTGATGACAGTAGTGAATCTAGCTTAGATAGAAAGGGAGCAGCTATCCACTTGGGAAGCCCAAAGCCTTCAACAAGTGCCTGAATACTACTCCTAGCTCTCTGCAAACCGGCCATTCGTCCCGAGAACTTGTTGACATCATCCATAGTATTGATGCCAGCGATGGCAACGGTAGTTTCTTTGATAGCGGTTTCGCTGGTCAATGCAATGGCTTCAGCGGCATTAGCCTCAAGGAGTTTTTTCGCCTTTTCTAGTGCGGCCTTCTTTGCCTTGAGAGCCTTCGCATCTGCTGCCTTGCTTGCAGCCAACTGCCTCTGAAGGTTAGCGTTATGACTGGCCGTACCACCTGAACGCATGGCATCTAGTTTGCGTTGGTGGAGTTCTTCCAATGCAAGCTGATCTTCAAGATTAGATTTCTTATCTTCTAGAGCTGTGATCTGTGCCTGGCGCTGCATATCATCCTGCTCAGACAGCAGAGCTCGTTGCTCTTGCGCTCGTCTGGCAAGGAAGTCGCTAATTGACTCACCCTGGTTCCGCTGGATAGTTTGTCCCATTCGGAATTGAAGGTCCAGGAGTTGGTTGACCCGGGCTTGTGCATCACCCTCTTTTTGAAGGGCAGCAATCTTGGCATTGATAGCTACCAGAAGGAACTTGCCACTATACTTCTCAAGGTTGATGGCAGTGCCCATCTTCTTGAGTCTAATCTCAAGAAGCTTTAGGGCACGTTCCTCAGCGATGTTTGCTAGCTCCCGAGTTTTAGCGCCGCCGTCCCCACCACCGCTGCCAGCGTTATCGATCTTCTTTTGAATGCGACGAGTCTTAGCTGATTCCCCCGTCCCGAGGGCAGCAATCTTGGCGTCGATTGGAGCAGTTTGCAAGGCCACTGCGGCATTGATTGCGGTAGCCAGGGATTGTGCGTAGAGATTCCACAGGGCGGAAGCACTAGCAGCTTCCTCGGCAGCCTTTCTGGTAGCCTCTGCAAGTTTGAACTCAACATCTGTGAGAGCGGTGACTCGCTTCTCAAGTTCTTGAGTTACGGCATCCTCGATTGCTACGCCATTGATGTATTCTTTATTTACAATGGTAGCGACGGCTTTGCCAGAAGTAATCTGTTTGACAGATGCAGTGTAGGTACCATTCGCCTTCGCGGCCGCTATTAGGGCTGCTCTTGTAGTATCCCTAAGTTCTTTATCCAAGCCCTTCTTATTGTTGAGGATATCTTGGAGGGTGATCTCTTGCTTGAGTCCATCCAGAATTTTTTGGCGGACGGCTACTTCACCCAGTAAACCCGTTAGCTGAGTACCACGATCTGAAGCTGGGTTGATTCCTAGTTGAGTCACAAACTGCCTAGCGGCATCGATCTGTCGAATGTTCTGACTACTAGCAATCTCATTGACCGCATCGGCGAGAGCTTTTACTTCTACTCTCGCATGCCGAGCTGGATCAATTAGGTCTTGTAGCTTTTCTCCGATGGCGGACAGAGCATCTTCGGCCAGTTGCCATCCCACGCTAAGGAGAGCCCCACCAACAATACCACCGACAGCCCCGATGGCGAGTCCAGCAAGTTTCGGACCTACTTTGGATTTTACTTGCTGGAGTTGCGTAAGTTTAGATTCTGTATCTAGCCGTTGCCCGGCTCTTTGCTTACCGCGTTCTTCAGCTCCTTCAATCTGACGTAGCAGAGCTGCTCGTTTCTTCTCGGTCTCAAACCGACGGGTGACATGACCCATCTCTACTGATGATAGGCCAGCTGCCATGAGCTTGGCTTGCAATTGGGCGTGAGTTGTAGCCAGTTCAGCTTTGCCAGCCCTAGTACGAACACCCTGTAGATTTGCTTCTGTACGCCAGAGTTTACGAGTAGAAGCATCAAGTCTGGTTTTATAGATAGTCTGGACACCAGCAAGTTCGCGGTTTACTGTTGCAAGCTTTTTCTGCCGGGCAGTATCCTTGCCAGCCAACGATACCGCTGTCTTATCTGCCTTCCTCAGATCACGTTCAAGCTGGCTCATGGCAGCCGGGTCGTAAGTGGTCAGGAATTCCACAAAGATCCGGAGGGCACCAGCGGAAACACCTCTAGGTCCACCAACCGCACCTAGGGATGTAAGAGCTGGTGCCCCTTGCCCAATCCTGGGATAGCTTGCGGTAGATGTCACGTAGCACGCAACCAATCTTTATTCGGCAGTGAGTCGATCGGAACTGGTGGTTCTTGCTCCATCTGCTCCCGACTCTCATTGTAAACTTCGACTGGTTTATCAGTCTTTAGAGATAGATCCCATGCCCTTGCATCCCAGAGAGTGGACTCGATCTCTTCTAGAATAGAGGTCAACTCTGGGTAGGTGAGATCACTGATGCTGTCGTGATCAAGTCCGGCGAGGAGGAGTCTGGACCAGATTCGGTCTTCGGAGTATCGATTCCCCCCGCCGTCAGCTCGGATAGCAGTCCACCAAGAGGCGTCGGGGTTAGGGAGTTTGGGTCGAGCAACGGATGCAACTGGGCCATACTATTCACATCGCAGATGGCTAACAGAATAGCTACGATCTGGTCGAATGTGAGTTCTAGTTGCCTTACCACAGAGAGGGTGTCGGCATCCAGTCCGTACTCAAACAAGAGATACGGATCGCTGAATTTCTCAGCGAACTTAGCTTCCATCTGTGGAATTGCAACATCTGTATCTGTCTCTTCTACGTAGATACGAACTGCACTATTGAGAATTTCAGAATGCTGGCGCATAACCTCGTTCCCGAAGTCATTACGACGCATCCATGAAACGGGTCCGATCGAGATGATCTGCTCTCCAAGATCAAGCTCGATCGGTTCCCGACGATACGCCTGCCGCCGTTCAGTCATGGAATCAATCCTTAGGTGTGGTCGAACATCGCGCCGTACGCGAACTCGGGGTTGATGGTCGTAGCGATTTCCGGAAGAGCCGTCAGCTCGAACGCCGGGCTAGACGGATCGGACTTGTCGAAGCGGAATGTCTTCTCACCACCAGCGACGGCTGCGCGACGGAAGACGAATGCGAAGACCTTCCCGTTGGTAGCCTTCGGATATACCACAGCCCAACGTCGCTCTTCGGTCTTGTTGTCACCGTCATCAAGACCTCGCATCGTCTGCGTGGCCTGGGTGCCAATCACGGATGCTGCGGCCATATCCATCGCCAGCGCGAGCTGGGTGGTATCGTTCATGACCTCAGCGAGCTGAGTTGTAATCTGGTATCCCCGGCCAGTAACATCCTGGTCGTAGACGCCAAGGATCTGGTCGACATCATCTCGGGCTGTAACGTCCAGGTTCTTGACCACGTTCACGCCACCGCGCGTGAGGCCGAATGCAATCCAGCTGGCACCTGGGGCGCCAGTACTGGGGTTGATGACATTCTCGATCAGAGTCGGGAAGCCAATACTGGGACTTGCCCAAAGCAGCTTCGCGGGGCCGCGGAGCGTCTTCAGCAGGTCAATGCTGTTCTCAAGGATCTGTCGCTGGGTCACCGTGTTCTCCTATCCTGTTGATTGAGCAATTGCTGCAGCAACCGCGGCGTATACGTCAGCTACGAAGTTCTCTCCCTCCGACTGTGAAACTTCTGCTAGAACGTCTCGGTTGAAACCAACCGTTACCTTCTTCGCCCTTCTCCATACCCCCGCTTTAGAACCACCCATACGACCAGTAGCAGGATCTTGGATGAAGTTCCTAACCTTACCGGGGGCGCGAATATTCATCACCCTCTTGTCTGGTAGAGGGCCAATTGTGAAAGGCGCTTTCAGAAAATTAGATTCCCCAGGAAACATGTTAGTTAGGAATACGATATGATCGCGATCACCACCTAAGGCAGTGAACTGGACGCTTACTCCATCCTTCTCATTCTTGACCTTGGCTTTGATGCTCTTACCAACTTGCCCATGAGCCCAGGGGCTATTATATTCTGCTCGCATCTCAGACCGGTATCTGGCAACTGATTGGCTACTACGTTCGATAGTTGCAGCACGGAGATTAGCTAGAGCCTTAGGTCGAATGTTACCGGACTTGGTAAGAGCTTCTTTAGTTCCGCTGATATGGACCCTTGCCCCCAAACTACGCATGTTGATCTGGCCCACCCTCACTCGTGATCCATACCAGCGTGATACGGAATCCGGCGACCCAGGTAGTTTTGGTGGCGTCTTGGACCGCTTCAGCCCCAGAGAAAGCCGCGTCTACGAAACCCAGCTGCGTAATACTGAAGTCGTTTCCAGTGATCTGGGCTTCTACCTGATGCATATAGCGGTGCTGGTTCACAAACATCTCTACGGCTTGTTCATGCCGTTTGATGATTGTGTTAGCAGACGCCTCGCTGTTAGCATTGATGATACCCGCGATATGCCCGTTGTAGTTGTACTCCCACAGGGACTCGGCCGTAAGTTGTCCGAATGCCTTATCTGTGATATCTACAGCATAGGCGGGCATTCCCTTGTAATCGGTATTGTAAACTCCACCAACAAGGTTTGCGTGCTCGATTGCTTTAGGGGGCTGTAGTTTTACTCCATCTCCATATCTGATTTCAAGGTCAGCCAGGTATCCGGCGATGTGAAGACGGAGGTGTTCAACGGTGATGATGCCAATTTCTTCAGTGTACATCAGCCACCGCGGATCACATTCTGCTCAACGCCCATCTTGTAGTTCATCTCGGTCCAGTTGATTTCAGTCAAGCCCTCAGCCGGTTCCGATGTGGAGATCTGTGCTTCCATATCGACGAGGGCCTTCGCGGCAGCCCGCAGTTCTCGTGCCGCAACGGAGGTGTCGATAGTAACAGCTCCCAATCCCCCACCCCCTGCCAGCGATTGGCGTTGGGCGATTTTCGCCGCATCTGCTGCGATAGCCAGAAGAACTTTAGCGGAGGCGTAGGTGACGTTTCCCGCGGAGTCATCGATGAAGTACTGAATCTGTGCATCGGTATAGATGCTCCAGTAGTACGTAAACTCTACCTGGGCATTCATCACTGGTGCGCTATTGAAGGTTACAATCCCATTTTCATGATCAACAGTATACGTTGCAACCTGCAACAGGTCATTGATCCTGACCTGGATGTCGGGGGAAGAGAGAATGGCGTCATGCCCGAGCTTGTAAGCTGTGGCAATTCCATCCCCCACACCCTCTTCACGGGTGATAGCACTGCGATCAGCGGCCTTCAGACGGACAGCTTCAATCGAGGTTAGAGTCATTCTTCACCTTCATTCTTCCGAGGTCTAGCGAATCCGTCTTGAAGTTCTGGCCATCCCGAGGTATGTACGCCCGCGAGAGCATTACTGCGATTTACCCAATGCCATCCAGTTCGCAACCCTTGCAGAACCACAGAGCCCAGCTGGGCGTCCGAAACAATCCCAGTCGGGTATACCCGAGTAACCCCAGGAATGAATACTGGAAGTCCAACCAGCTCGCTGAATGATAGGCTGGAAACCTGGATATCATTGTGACTGGTTAGGATGGGGGCTGCAATGAGTTCTGCAGTGCTGATCCCACTGATCAGTAGGTTCTTGTTACCCGCTGCAAGTGTATGCGAACCCAGGATTTCCGCGGTGTCCACGCCCAATGGCATAATCTGAGTCACGCCGTGGACGATGACTGGGCTACCTAGGCCTTCACCAGTCGTGACAGAGGCAGGACTAATGGTCAGGGCGCCCGTTAGAACTGACAGGGACCCGACAACTTCAGCTGTTGTGATAGACGTAACAGCGATTGTTGCCGGTCCACCAGATTGGGCCAGGATTGCAGAACCCAGGGCCTCGCCTGTGGTAATCGCGGTAAGCGAGATCACCACAGGGCCGTGAACTAGAGTACCAGTTCCCAGAGCTTCGGACGAGGTAATCCCGGTAATTGCAATCGTTACCGCTCCAGTCGTGATGACTGGGTTGGAAACTGCTTGTGCAGATCCAACTGCGGAAACCGTGATTACAACCGCGCCATGTAGAAGTGTGGCCGTACCGAATGCTTCAGCAGAAGTAACGCCGGCGGGCTGGAACCCACTACCCGCCATGAACAGGGCTGGAACACTGACGACTTCAGTAGTAGTGATTCCACTCGGGACAATCGCCACAGAGCCGTGGAGAAGGGTGACAGCCCCTGTGGCTTCAGCGGAAGCAATGCCAGTGATCGAGATGGTGACGGCGGAAGCGACCAGGCTCGGGGACCCGATCGCTTCCGCCGAAGTGATGCCATTCGCTGCGACCGTCACTCCGCCTGCGAACAGCGTATGAGTTCCAACCGCTTCACCACTTGTGATAGCAGATGGTGCGATAGTAACGGCACCCGGTGCAGCGGCAACCAGGGTGTGAGAACCAATCGCCTGGGCTGAAGTAATCCCGGTCATGGTGACCGAGATTGGACCTGGAACTAGAACTGGAGTGCCGACGCCGGAGCCTTCTTCTGAGAGAAGACGACTACCATCTTCTAGAAGGAGACTGCCACTTCCATCTTCTAGAAGGAAGCTGAGGTAGCTACTTGTTGAAATTCCAGTTGGAAGAATGGTAGCGGTTCCTGCCACCAGTGTGGTAGAACCCAAACTTCCTTGGCTATCAATGCCCCCCGGGAGGATGGCTACTGCATTCGATGCTGGGTTACTGAAGATGGCCGACCACGATCCCCATGTGATCGCCGCCGTTGCAAGGGTGAGTGAACCAATCCCCTCTTGACTGGTAACCCCAGCGGGAAGAATGGTGACGATCCCAGCCGCTAGAACATGCGATCCAATCTCCACCTGACTGGAAATTCCAGTGACGGAAATGACCATTCCGCCAGTAGTCAAGGTGGGATTTGGAACCGCCGAAGCAGATCCTATCGCCGACGAGGTGATGTTGGTATTGCCAACCGAGATGATGGCCGAACCGACCGCTTCAGTAGATGCAATAGCCGACGGACCAATTGCTGATCCGCCCATCAGCACTATAATAGAACCCAGGGCTTCCGCAGTAGCGATCCCAGTGACCGAAGCTGTTACTCCACCAGTCGAGAAGGTACTGGTACCAATTGCTTCTGCGCTAACGATCGCTGAGGTAATGATGATAGCATTACCTTTGGTGATAGTCGCAGAGCCTAGAGCTTCACTACTAGCAACCGCTGAAGCAATGACAGCAACATTGCCCTTGGCAATCGTTGCGGAGCCCAGGGCCTCTCCACTGGAGATTGCGGAGGGGGCGAGGTTTACTCCACCATGAGCTAAGGTTGTGGATCCTATCGCTTCAGTAGTTGTAATCCCAGTATTCAGGATTACCACAGGGCCGTGAGATAGGGTACTGGATCCTAGAGCTTCCCCAGTTGTGATCCCACCTGGGACGATGGCTACGCCACCGCTGGTTGCTGTGTTGCTGAATATAGCTGACCAGGTGCCCCAAACCCAAGTTTTAGTAACGGTAGCGGATCCCAGTGCTTGGTCACTAGCAATCGCGGATGGTGCGATTGTCTTCGGTGAAGCGCCACCACTTTGGGTTAGAGTGGGCGTTCCTAGAAATGGAACTCCAGACGGAACTGCTGCGTATTCTACGTCGAAAGCGGATGCCGCTGTATTGGAGTTGACTAGGAACAGGTATCCGTTCTGATAATCAAGCCGGGATGACGGCCAGGCTGGGGTGAACGCGGTGTTGGACCAATGGATTCCGTCTGTAGATGTTGCCAGGGGACGGGCAACGTTATCTCCATCGTTTACTCCGGCATACCAGTAACCACCGGCGTAAACGGGAGTATGCAGGTCGTGGCCGATGTCATTAGTTTGGAGTGCCCAAGTTCCTGTTGGATCAGTAGCGGTAGCGAGTTCACCACTACCCGTCGTTATGACCCAGATCCCGTTTGCGTAAGCTAGCCCACTTGGACCACCCGTGAATGGGCAAGTACGTGAAGTCCATGCGCCGGCGGGATCTGTAGCTGTATAGATCAGGCCAGCCCCGACTGCTACCCAAATCCCGTTCCCAAACGCGACGCGCATAAGACCGTCGGGAGAACTAGCATTCTGCGTCCATGATCCCGCATCGGTTTTTACCCAAACATGGCCAGTGCCACTACCCGCGATGATAAGGATGAACCGTCCATTGCCATAAGTTAGGTGGGTAGTATTATCGCCACTACTGAGTTCTGTGGCCCATGATCCGGTAGGATCAGATGCTGATTTCAGGCTAAAGAACAGCCCACCGATGACAAACCGGCCATCTGCAAATGTGATGTACTCTACATCTTCATTTGCTCCCGTTGGCGAGTATTCAGTCCATGTGCCATTAGGAGTTGAAGCTACTAGGACTTTTCCGTTATCTGTACCAAGAGCATATACACCATTCCCGTAGGCTACCTGATCGGGCCTATAGGACATCCCGGCATTGGTATCTGTCAAACCAGTGATGGGACCACCAGAGAATTCTACAATCCCGGTGGGCGAAACGTTCCTGGGACCAACTACAACCGTAGTACCAAGTGCCTGTCCAGAAGTAATTGCTGACGGAGCAATGGTGGAATTTGTAACATAGGTGATTGTAACGCGGATCCAATCCACGTCAATATCAGCATTCGCCACGTTGGCATACGCTGAAAGGAATACTGCAAAGTTAGCTGAGTTGACCTGAGATGCAGTTAGACTAGCACTCCAGGTATCGGTAGTGCTACCATAGGTCGTAGTCGCAAGAGTTGTTTGCGGCCAAACCGATCCAGAAGCTTTATTGCTACCAACTAGAGTGGCGAAGGTAGTTCCAGTTGCCAGCTGAACTCGGAAATCCATTCCAGAGTTGGTGCTGGTGTAACCACGCTTACTAATCTCAACGGTGATGCCCTTGATGACATCATCGGTCCCAAGTGAGAAGCCGAAGTTGCTGGCGACGAGGATCTCGGAGATGTCCGGCGAGTCGAACGTCGAGGCGGTGATCGAGGCGACGGCTGACGATGAGCCGACGTTGCCGGGGTTCGTCCACGCATTTGCGTTCTCGGACGTGCCCGCGTTGGCGAGTGATACCCCAGTTCCGGGGTAGTTGGGTCCTACAGAAGCCACAGGTCAGCCCTCCCTACTGGTAAGGAAGAACTGAATGGTCACAGCGTTCCAGCCCTCACCCGGCGGTACCATGTTGCCACAGAGAGCGCTGAAGTGACAGTGTACCGGACCTCATTACCCGCGTAGGCGATGGGCAAGCCGTCGGACGGCATCGCGGTCCAGGCGGAGCCGTTCCAGTACGCCCAGTCCGTCTGG